TCGCTGAACGAGTCGCGGTGTTTATAGGGGCGGTAGATCCTTCTTCTACTCGAACAGAGAAGCGATGTTGGAGGTCTCCCTTGGTGAACCTCTTGGTCCCCCAAAGCAACGAAGCCGCAGGCCCAACCAAGTACAAGATCTGTTCTGCGTCGTAGAACTGTGCGTACAGAGCCATACGTGCAAGGCTGATCTCAGCTGTGAACTCTTCAACAGACCGAAACTTGAAGGCTTGCTTAGTACGGGAGAAGTCCCCGATCTCTCGGGCTTCTGTTGCAGTTGTTCCTGACTTATTAGGCGAACCTCTTTGGTTAGGTCCGAACCCGGAGGAGTCTTGAATATCCAACCGAAGGATGGAGATGTAGTTCAAGATATCCGGAGACTTGGTGTCACGCGGGAGCTTGTGAATCAAAGACTGAATCGGTCGCGTGACATCACGGGTCTGCACAGGAATAAAGACCGAACCATCCGGTGCTGTTAACGGACTGATCTGTCCGTGACCAAGACCTGCTTGTGCATCCGTTAAGTACACATCGATCATCTCTCGTTCGAGAGAGTCGTCGAGTTTGTCCTGAAGGGATGCTTCTTTTACAAGCGAATCAAAAGCGACACCGAGATCCGAAATCGGATACAGGTTTGCCCCTCGGTCGTACCAGCTGAGGTACTGGAAGGGATGTGGTAGGAAATAGGGATTTTTTTGGTTGCGAAGAAACCTATCGTACCCCGGTGCCACAACTACTAATTGGTTGTTGACGATGTCCCAAATCTCGAACACCGTCACCCAGTCATGAAGACCACCTGAGAGTGTCTTGTTCTCTCGGTGTGACCTGATCTTCTCCTTCGGCCAGAACCTCTGCGCGTAGTTAGTATCTGCTTTTAATCCAGCCGTGTTCCTGAACGGCCCCTTCTTTAGATCAGCAAGGGGGACTTCCAGACGCCGTCCACACCAACGCCATTGTTCTGGACGTTTAGCGAGTGGGTCTTTAAGGAAATCCCAGATATCTAAGTGTCGCGTCGAGACTCTCTCATTCAGAACCCGAAGGTCATACTCATACGTCAGGTCGGATTCCGGTGCGTGCTGTTCCTTCAAGGCATCTGCAAAGCGTGCCTCCCCCAAGGCACCGAGGTTACCGGACTTTTCAGCCTTCTCGGTTTCCTTGTGCCTCTTCTCGACTATCTTTGAGACCTTCTCGAAGTCAGCTTCATACGTCGTCATACCGACTGCCGCACCGTAGATGTGGCAATCGATCAAGAACAATTTCTGTTCACGAGTAAGGGCGGTCCTTTGCCCCCACTCGGAATTAATGATGGCTTCCCACAGGCGAGCCTCGTCTCTCTCACCCGGACCTCCGCGCATGGGTTCCACGAAGATGCGTGGTCGGTTGTTGAACAGAGCCGAGATCCCCGTCTGAACAAGACCAAACGGTCTACCCGTGTTGCGAGAAGGGGTGGGGCGATCAAACGTCGTTTGAGAGAGGGAAGGATCTTGATCGTAGATCGCTTCATACCGGAGCCACTGTTTCTGGTAGGGCTCACGAGCTTCGAGGTAGGACTCGACTAACGCGACGTAATCCGCAGGAGTCATCTTCCCCGAAGATGAAGACTGAGAAGACCCGCCCTGATCATTAGGAATGGCGTTGGTTGTCTGTGTCGTAAAAGCCATTACCACCTCTGCCCATCAATATGGATGCCTGCCTTGGGAGCCCTATTCCGATCAGAGATTTTTTGCACGAGCTTCTCAAGAGTATACCTCCCAGTAGCTTCGGGAGATTTCAACACAGCATCAGGCTCGTAACCAGATTGCACAATATCCGCTAAAGCATCAAGAGCGTGGTCATTTTTGCCATGGGGGTAATCACGGATTTCCCTGAAAAGCGGGTGATCTATACCCGGCTGAGAAGGGAGATGGAGGCGTCTTCTCTCGACAACAGGCTGGCATCGGAGGATTCTCAGGGGCTTATGCTGCCTCCCCCCGCGCTTCATTTCCTTGATGGCATAGGGTTTAGCGACCTGAAGCTGTTCCTTTAACGCCCACTCTAAAAGGTAGTTCTGCCCCGCTGTGGTCTCTAAGCACACGAAGTGCGGACCCCACCTATCGACGTGTTGGCGCATGACATTAATAATCTCGTCAACCCCGAAGGTCCGATAGTCACAGTCGATCACATAGTGATCGCCCATGGAATTAACAGCCACCGTCAAGACGCACCCAGGGTCATGCTTCCGTGGGTCTTGTCCTCGGTTGGGGTCAACTGCGGTGAAGATGTTCCAGCTATAGGGGTCGAGGCTAAAGAGCCTCTCCCATTCAGGAAGTTCGAAGAAGCAGACATCTTCTTCGCGGAACATCTTCGACGTGATGGGTACAGGCTTATTCATGTACTGGCAGGAAAACTGCCAGCTGCCCGTATCCGACCGCATGTGTTCGACTTCTTCGAGAGTGAACCGAGTAGGGAAGATAGTCTCGGTTTGAGCCCCGTCCTCAAAGATCGACATGATCTTCGTGGCTTGGCGGTCAACTCTCTCGTCATTCAGCAGCCACGAGTACAGATCCGTTAACGACCACCGAGTACCGATGACATCCCATCGCACCGTAGCCGGGTCATGAACCGTGTACTTGAGGTTCTTAAACCACTCGATGACTTTCCGGCATTGGTCGTCAGTTAACGAGTTCTTGTCGTCAACGAGGTCATCGAGTTTGTACACGTCGAAGTGAAGACCAACGACGGAGGCCCCGGTCGAAGTCGCTACGAATGAGGGGACTCTCCAGTACTTCGGCCTCTTGATAGTGAACTGATCGACTTTCCAGTTTGGCGATTCTTTTCGGGGGTTCTCCCAACAAAGATCCGGAGCGATAAAACGTAAGTGATCGTTCTGCTCGAAGTGGTTCTTGATCTCTTCGCAGTTCTTCAGGGTCTGCTTCAACTCAGCATGACCGTTCAGAACCGCAAGCATCGGGTTAAACAACCACTGATAGATCGAGTCGTTGATCGTCCCGTATGTGGTCTTGAAGTGTCCACGCGGGAGGAGGGTCAGCCTGTTCCTCTTACCTTGCGGCCAGTTAGCAAACCAGTCTGCTAAGGAGCGGTGAAGAGGTTCGTAACTGTCTTTGTACCCGAGGATCTCCGTGGCTAAGTAGTACGGATCAGACATGGCTCTGGTCCGTTCTTTCCTGCGGAGGTCGTCACTCAGGATTAGTCGAGGCACGGGCCTTCTCTGCCTCTACCTTGGCGTCTTCTAACCACGACGAGACTCCCTCGCCCCCGTCACGTTCTACCTTCGAGACGATCTGCTTCTTCTCGATGTAGAGGCCCTGGAGTTTGGCTACTTCAGTGACGCACTTGAGGACATCAGGCAATCGATTCGTACCTGACACCTTCAGAATCAGAAGGCGGGTAAGAACACTCCTAAGCTCATCAGGATTGAGCTTGGGATTGTCCGCCATCTCCTCTAATTGGTGCTGAAGTGCTTCGCGTTTCTCTAACTTGCGGGGCATGACTCTCTCCGGGCTGAGAATATCACGTCGTAATAGCGTCTTGGAGGATTTCCCTGATCAAACAGATCGTAGTCTTGCCTTCATCCTTAGCTATTTGCTGGAGAGTCGCTCGTTCGTTGGGTGTTACGCGGAAAAGGATGGCAACAGTTCTGATCTGATCTTCTGCTTCCTTGATCAGAGCAGGTCCCTCTCTCTTTGAGAGAGTCTTCCTTCTCCTGATGTACCCAGCTTTCTTCCGCCCCATTAGAAAAGGTCTCCTGTTTCTTCACCTTCGAGATGAACGATACAGATAACGTCCTTTTCTCTGATGGCTATGAAGTCCACTCCTCCAAAGGAGAACTTTACCTCTCCATATTCGTGGTACACGATGGTATCGCCCACCTTTAGGGAGGGTTGAAGGGAGACTTCTTGTCCAATCTGAAGAACAGTTCCTCTATTTGGACGTGATCTTTCAGCTGTTCTGTCTGGTAGGACTATCCGTCCTACTTGACCAACTGCTCCCTCTTTCCTGATCACTATATGGTCAGATACAGGAGTTAATGGACACCCCATATCCTCTGGTTTCCATACATCTCCACCGCTGCTGAAGAGTTTCCTCTCTTGGTCTTCTTTATCCCTATAGTCTTGGATCTTCTTCTTAGCAGCTGCATGGGTATGAGAACTCTTGGCATCTTCAGTAGACATACAGATATCTTATATAAAGGTATCTATATAACCAATGTCTATTGAAGGGATTTCTTTGGCTCTCTTCTTCTTATGAAGGGTGTTCATCCTACCTATGTCAACTACAAAGTTTATAAATAGTATAAAAAATCCCCCCAAGGACCCC